CAAGGTATTCACTCCGAAGTCGTCACTAAGTTTGAAGGCACCAAAGAAGAAATGGAGAAGTACGAAGCCAACGGCACAAACTCAGGCTCTGTCTACTCCCAAACAACAACCTGTAAATGACACCAAACAAAGTAAAGCACTTTCAAGAGTGGCTTGATTTATTCTACAAAAATGGCAAACCAAAAAAAAGTCGCAATATCAAAAGTAAAAGTCAATCCGAACAACCCGCGATTGATTAAAGACGATAAGTTTGCCAAACTCGTTCAGTCAATTAAAGACTTTCCAGAGATGCTGGATATCCGTCCGATTGTTGTTAATAAAGACATGATTGTGCTTGGAGGCAATATGAGGTTAAAGGCATGTAAAGAGGCTGGATTGAAAGAAGTCCCTATTATAATTGCAGACAATCTCACCGAAGAGCAGCAGCGTGAGTTCTTAATCAAAGACAACACAAGCGGAGGTGAATGGGATTGGGAGATGATCTCAAAAGATTGGGATGCCGTTCAATTAGATGCTTGGGGATTAGACGTTCCTGATTTTACTCCTGATGAAGTTTTGGAAGCGGTTGAAGATGATTTTGATGGAACACCGCCAGAGACTCCGATAACTGTATTGGGAGACCTTTACGAAATTGGAGAACATCGTTTGCTTTGTGGGGATAGTACTGATTCGGATCAAGTGGCAAAGTTAATGAATGGAGAAAAAGCGGATATGGTGTTTACCGATCCACCTTATAATGTTGCCTTCAATGGTCGCAGCGGAAAGTTTGACGTTATTGAAAATGATGATCTTCCAGAGAAAGAATTTGAAGAATTAATAGATGGATTCGTAGCTATTTTAGAGATATTAAAACCGAACAATTATTACGTTTGGTGTAATTGGAAATTCTATGGAATACTACAAAGAAAGCTAGAGTTTAAGGCATGTATTGTATGGGCTAAAAATGTATTTGGTCTTGGTAGAGGATATAGGCATCAACATGAGTTTTGTTTATTTAATGGTAAATTAGATGAAGGAATTAATAATGAGTCCGATTTATGGGAATTAGCCAAAGATACAAACTATCAACATCCAACTCAAAAACCAATAACACTCGCTGAAAGGGCTTTAAATAACCATAAAAACGACAAAACTATTGTAGACTTATTTAGTGGAAGCGGCTCAACAATGGTTGCGTCACACCAACTTAAACGCAAATGCTACGGCATGGAATTAGACCCAAAATATTGCGATGTAATAGTAAAAAGAATGGTAAAACTCGATCCATCTCTGATGGTTAAGCGCAACGGAGTAATAACAAAAGACTTTGAATAATGGCATACGACAGGGTTAAAATATTTGAACAGGCAAAGGAGATGATCGTTAAACATAAATTGTTTTTTGTGGATGATATTGTTGCGTTCTTGCCTATTTCAAAGCAGACATTTTACGACTTCTTTCCTGTTCAATCTGACCAACTTGACGAGCTAAAAGACTTACTTGAGACAAACCGCACAGAATTAAAGGTTTCCATGCGTTCAAAATGGTACAAATCAAATGCACCGGCGCTTCAAATGGCTTTGATGAAATTGATCTCTACGCCAGAGGAATTAAAGAAGCTATCAATGAACCACACAGACGTAACAAGCAACGGCAAGGAGATAGGCGTCGAGCCGATAAAAATCACCGTCGTTCCACCGTCTGAATGAACATCCAAGCAACAATAGTTTTTCAAAAGAATTGGGAGGCGATACACGCGCTAAATGAGAATGGAGAGCGTAAGTATCGTTACATTATCAATCGTGGGTCTTCACGTAGTTCAAAAACTTACTCCCTGATCGATTGCTATGACCTGTACGCGCGTTCGAACAAGAACAAACGGTTAACTGTCTGGCGTGATACAAAAACTGACTGCAAAAAAACCGTATTGCAAGACGTTTTAAAGCGTTTAAAAACGACAGGCCGGTACAAATTAGGGCAAGATTTCAACAAAACCGAGTCCATTTTCACCTACTCAACCGACAGTACATTTGAAATTCACGGCACGGACGATGAGGAAACGGTTCACGGACTTACTCAGGCAGGCGCATGGTTGAATGAGCCTTACAAAATTAGCCGGGAAACGTTTGACCAGATTGATCAACGGACCAGCGACTTTGTGATCATTGATTATAACCCTAAGAAAGGACATTGGGTTGAGGACTTGATGCTAAACGAGCGTGCAATAGTTATCGACTCAACCTTCTTGGATAACCCATTTTGCCCTGAAGAGTCACGACTTAAAATACTATCTTACCAAACAGTCAAACAAACTTCCGTCGTCCGTGACAAACTCATCACGGAAAACGAGGCATTCGAGTACGATATAGCCGCCAACACTTCAGAGTTTACAGACAAACAACTATCAGAACTAATCAGATGCCGTGATAACCACGCTAAGCGTACAGCCAACGAATTTAATTGGTCTGTTTACGGCCTTGGTGAGAAAGCCGAGCGTCCTAACCGTATCTTCAGATGGAGCCAGATTTCGCCTGAAGACTATAAAAAACTAGATTATAAGATTTGGTACTGCACAGATTGGGGCGCGGTAGATCCATGGGCGATTGTTGAGTGCAAGTATAACGACGGTAAGCTTTACGTGCGAGAACTGAACTACGACTCTGAGAATTTAATCCGTGAGCGAATGAATACTGCAGAACGTGCTCAGATTTCTACCGACGAAGAGGGCTTGGTGACTTACATGTTCAATAAAAAAGGCATGTCAAGCAAATATACTGTTATCTGCGACAGTAACAGGCCAAAGAAGATAATGGCCCTACGTCGTAACGGCTGGCAAGCATTCGGAGCGAACAAGCCAAAGGGGTCAATCATTGACGGTATTGATATGATGCAGAACCTCGATATTTACTATACTACCGATTCAGAGAATATCGAATATGAGCAAGAAAACTATTCCCGTGAAATTGGTAACGACGGCACTATCTTAGATGAGCCTGAAGATATGAATAATCATTGCATGGATGCAATCAGATACGTCGTGCTGCACTTACACGCCTGGGGAATTATCAAGAAGGTGTAGTGGTTGTTTGGATTTGTTGCACCTTACCTAGCTCCAATCCGGTGATCTCAGACACGGCCTCTGCTGTTACGCCTGACTGAAGCAATGTGGTTGCTGCCTGTGATTTCTTTAGCAAGATGTCCGCCTCACGACTCAAATCCTTTTGCAAGACTGGAATATGGTCATAGTTCAGTCTTAGTGTGTGACCTTTATCAAGAAGCCCCCAACGCTTACTAAATCCGTTTGCCATATCGTTTGCGATTGGGATAAGCGTATTCTGGTAGCAATTACGGTCTGCCATTTCTTTGTTCGCGAATGTTGAACCAGATTTGCCACCGATGGACCCGGAACTAAACATGTCCTTTGATGCTCCGTAAAAATCAATGATAGCTGTTTTGTTCGCGTCGAATGTCTCAAAGATTTTGTAGTCACCAAGTGGAAACGTAGAAGACTCCCATTTAAGGTTACCGTCAGACACAGCGAAAGGCATTTGATTGTCGCCTACACCGTAGTTTTTAACCATTCCCTTGATCATTTTCTTATCTTCGTCTGTCGTTGGCACAAATCCCTCAGCGGTCCGCGTTTCATTTCTCCAAATACCGAGCGCGCCTTTCTTTGTCATGACTACGTTTAAGAAGCCGTGTGTCGCACGTAGGTTTGATATAGGCATACGAATTGCCAAAAGAGGCGAACTGCCCAGTAAAGGATCGTCGCAATTCGGCATACTGAACTGAATGATTTCGTCCGGTGTGTATTTTTGCGTGGTCTGCGTGTCAAGCATTAACTCATAACCGTCAATGATGTTCTTAATGTCTGTCTGTTTGAATATAAACCCGGATCGTTTAAGAACCATGCGTGAAGGTGGCAAGTTCCAAAGCGCCTGAGGAACGTCTAAGAAAGGAGTCTTTAGCTGGTAGTTGAAAACGTTTCCATATACACAACGTTGAACATACCATTGAAACAAAAATTCGTTCCGGCTCTGAAAAGCGTTTGGATTGTTTAGAAAGTTTACGTACTCAGACTTTTCAATTGGCTCGCCGTTTGGATCTAACTCCTCCCAAATTCCATTTGCGTACATGACGGCCAGGCGGTCAATTACCGTTCGAAGTTCCGGTGTCGTTTCGTAAATTGACTGTTCTTTGCCTTCAATTGAGATGTACTGCTCTGCCGTATCAAGCGTGAATGGACGCGGGTACATTCGAGGTTGAGAGGTGAATACATCATTGTGTGAACCCCGTCCAAGCATTCCGCTGACAAAAGGGATTTCGTTTAGAATGTTTGAGATCGTGATTATAGCCATGCGCGCAAATATACAAAAAACGTTTGAAAAACAGTTCAGGAAAATTCAAACACTGGAAGTATATGTTTTTTTATAGTACTGAAATCGGTACTGGTACTTTTTCGGTACTAATTTTCGTTTCATTCGCGCTTAGAAAACGTTTTTGAAAGCTTCGTTTAGGCTTGAAAAACGTTTCTAAAACGGATTTTAAACTAAATAACATACATCCATAACAGACCTTTGTAAAGACCTTAAGCCAATACAGCAGCGGGTTTATGCAAAATATAACAAACCTACAAAAGTTGCCATGGCGTTTCTACCAATCCGTTTAATCAATTAAACTGTTTGGTATTATTTACCTTAACTCTTATATATTTTCTTGTTAGGTTTGTTATTAAAGATATAAAAGCCCACTACCACTACGATAAGCTCCATACAAACCTTTTTTTATTCTCTGTTATTGTGTGTTATTTGATGTTATTTGAAACCGTTTCAAAAACTTTTTATACATTTGCCTTTATGAAAAAGATTGAGGATAAATTGAAATCACTACCGGACCAGAAAAAAGCCGCTGAGATTGCTAAAAAACTTAAATCTCATACAAAAACAGGCACGGTAACAAAATGATATTCAAAAGCGCATACCTACCAGACCAAGAATTCGAAAGCCGTGAAGCCCTGCAAAGAGCTATAAAGGATAATTTCTCAACGATCTCTGACGCAAAGAAGGCAGAGATTAAAATGGCTGAAGCTGTTGAGATTTGTCCAGGTACGAAAGCGAATGACGCTGTGAAGGGTTTGTCAATGGATGCGGGGTTTGTTTATCCGGTGATCAACACAACCAAATACATGGACTCGCATAACGACGTTCATTTGGACGGGATTTGGGACAGATCATTGAAGGACGTGCAAGGTAAAATATACTATGTTGCCAACCATAAGATCGAGGTTGGTCAAGTCATTGCCTACCCACAAGATGTAAAAGTCATGGTGGTTGAAATGAAGTGGAAGGATCTAGGCTACAAAATAGAAGGCAGTACTCAGGCGTTGATTTTCAAAGTAGCTGACAGTAAGATTAGAATGAAAGAGGCTCGCGACATAGTGAGCGAAAAAATAAACATTCAGCACTCGGTTAGAATGCAGTATGTAAAATTCACGTTAGCTATTGATTCAACAGAGGCTGACATGAAAGCTGAAAAAGCAAATTGGGATAAACACATCTCGAAGGTAGCGAACAAAGACAGGGCGATGGAGTCAGGTTTTTTCTTTGCTATTGAAGAGGCAAAAATAGTTAAGGAGGGTTCAATGGTATTACATGGATCAAACGACGTCACACCAATGCTCCTTCCAAAACAAGAGTCGACCGGAGTCACTCAAATTGATCCGCCCGCTGGCAATCAGAAGCAAAAATGGAAATCAATTTATTAACTAACACCAAACAAAAAAAAATGAAATTATCATTTAAAGGTTCGATGTTGACTCTCGGAGTATTGTCAATTATCTTTTTAACCGCATTAACCAGCGGTTCGTTAGCATTTGCATCTGTATTGACAGGGGCTGCACTTGTTGGAAGTTTCTTGTCAAGCACAAAAGAGTTCTCAGGATTAGCATTCACAATTCCTTCGGCTGGTAAGTTTACCGAAAAGTCAGAAGCGGAAATTGAAGCAATGACATTCGAAGAGAGAAAAGCATACCGTAAAGCAGAAGTAGAGTCTCAAATCGAGGCGTACCAAGCTAAGTTACAGCCGGAACTAGACGAAATAAACGAAAAGATCGCAAAAGGTCAAAACGTAGAAGCGTTGAAAGGTGAGGTTTCAAAACTAGAGGACAAAATGAACTCATTTATCGCTAAGATGAACGCATTTGCTCTACAAATTGAAGGCGCTGGCGAAGGCAGAATAGGTAAAAAAGATGGTAAAAACATCGAGTCTATCTTGAAAGCAAACGAAGAGTCAATCAAGAAAATGATTGCTAAAGAGCTTACAAAATTCGAAGTTGAAATCGATACAACAAAAGCTACTCAGGCTGCAAGCGACATCACTTCTGGAACTGACTTTGCTCAAATGTTGCCGGGTGTTGGTCAAATCGCTCACCGTAAAACATACATTCAACAACGCGTTCGCGTAGTTGGAACAAACACAGAGTATATCAAATACTTGGATCAAGCAACAGTTGTTCGTGACGCTAAAAACGTTGCAGCATGTGGAGCAAGCACACATAACACGAAACTTACTTGGCAGACTTATACTTTGCAACAACAAAAAGTAAGAGACTTCATCCATATCTGTTTGGATATGTTGAACGACTATTCATTCGTTGACGCAGAGATCCGTAACTTGATCACCACTTCAATCGCATTGAAAGTAGATTCTCAATTACTAGGCGGAACCGGTACACCACCAGAACTTGAATCTATTGACTCAGTATCTTCAACATTCAGTGCTTCACTTTCGGGAGCTGATTATTCTGGTATGATTTCAGAGCCAACTATCATTGACTTGATCGTAGTTGCTGCGGCTCAAATCGAGTACTTAGGATCGAACAACTTCTGGAAAGCAAACACTTGTTACTTGAACCCACGCGACTTGACACTAATAAAGGTTTACAAAGATTTGGACTTGAACTACATTAAATCTGACACTATCATGCGCGTTATCAACAACGCAAACGGTAACTTAGAGATTGACGGTGTGGAATTAATTTCAAACCCTAACGTAACTGCAAACGAATTGTATATCTTCGACTCGACAAGAGCGACTATCTATAAACGTAAAAACGTGTCAGTTGAGTTCTCTTATGAAAACAACGACAACTTTGAAACTGAAACTGTAACAGTGAAAGCATACGAGCGTCTAAACATGCTTGTTAGAACTGTTGACGCAAACGCATTCATGCACGTAGACGATATCGATGCTGCCCTTGCTGCATTGACCGCTGCGACATAGTAAGAAGCTGTACCAAGCGAAAGCCAACGGCTCGCACTCTTCGGGGTGCGGGCTTTTGGTGGTACAAATCAATTCCTTTTTTATGTCAAACAGACCAAAAATCAGAGACAAGAAAGCCGAACAAGGGGCTAAAGTGACATTCGTTGGTAACGGATTGAACAAGAATCTTGGTACAAAAACAAAACAATTGCAAGAAGAAACCGCTCAGTCATTCGTTGACAAAGGTTGGGGGACAATTGTTAAAAGCAAAAAGTAATTCATGGCGAACATCGTTACGATAGCAGACTACTTGGTTGGATCGGTTGTATTACAGCAAGACGATACGACTGAAGAGAGATTTGATGCTATTCGTGACGAATATCAAAATAATTACATTTACAAACTGCTTGGTGCGGAATTAGGGGGGCTTTTTTTAGCCGATTTAAACGGTTCAGGAGTCCCCGTAGCCGCGCGTTTTTTAGCGATATACAACGCTTTTCAAGAAGACGACTCATGCGGAATGCAGATCAGCAAAGGAATAAAGTTCTACATCAAAAATACAATCTGGTTTTATTTTGCCAGGATAAATAATACAGCCGTAACTGTTGCCGGCAATATTTCCAAACTAGGAGAAAACAGCGAGCCATCATTTTCAGGCAAAAATTTAGCATACCTATACAACCAAGCTGTTGACACAGGGCTTGCAATTCAATGGTATATACGCGACAATAGTACCGTATATCCAGAATTTAACGGACAAGAACTCGACTATGTAACAGGAATAAGATGAGAGGCGTTGACAACATTATACCATTAATGCAGTTGATCGTCGATCAGATGACTCCTGTGATCACTATTACCGCCAATGTGGTTGACGGCGATAATTGGAAACTTTCGATGTGCGAAACGCATTGGATAAAGCAAGGCCGTAAACTGACAATTGGCGGAGTGGTTTATAAAGTTGTTTCAGTTTCATCTGACGACTACATAATTGTTTCCGGAGCATCACAGCCGGCAGTAACGTGGTTTCAATTACCAGCGCCAGAATTTTGGCACGGGTCCCACAGAAAGGTTAACGCGGAGCGAGTGGTTAAGCAGGATTTACGTAATGATGTCGTTTACCTACCTATTCCAGACATCACAGATTTCAATGACGAAGACTCAGAAGTTATTTACGAGGCGAATATCAGACCATTATTTTTGACCGGTTACGATGAGCGTTACGATAATATCGCGGACCAACAGACAATGTACATTGAGCCATGCAATAAAATGGCAGACTATTTCATCACTATAGTTGAGACGCTTGACACATACTTTGAAAATCCAAAAGACATTTACAGACGTGAGTGGCCGAATTTCGGTGATCAGAATGTTTGGGGAAATGACAAACTGATATTCAATCAGAAATTAAGCGGCGTTGAATTACGGTTGACTCTGGAAGTATTTTACGAGGCTTCGTGTTTGTGTGATTCGGCTGAAGTTGTTACGTGTGCGCCGGTGACTTTTCAGATAGAAGGAGTTTTGGTAGAGACTATACCAAGTGGTGACACGTTTAATCTGAATTTGATTGACACGGACGGTAATGTGCCAACTCACACGTACGACCCTCTAACAGACACGCTGGAAGTTCCTGCTGCTGGTGGCGGTGGTTCAATAGACATAGCAGTAAACGGCACACCATTCTATTCTAGTGTTTCAACCAATCAAAATTTACCAGTAAAAAAATCAGATACAGTTACAAACATAGGTTCTAAAGTTGGTCCAAATTGGATCATTGGCGACACATCAGAAACTTATAACGGTAACGCAATAACTGGCGTAACGGCTGAAGGGTTCAAGGATATAGTAGGTAAAGATTCAGCAGGTAATGATGTAGGAACTGTAACAGCCGACACAGAGTCAGAACTTGAAATCACTATTGCAGACGTTACCCAAACATTAAACGGTGCAGCGATCACAAACAATAAAGCAGAAACATCAAAGGCAATAACAATAAGATACGCAAACAATGATCCAGTAGTTGTAACTCCTATCACAGATACGGAAACGGTTTTTATTGGTGAAGTGCCAAATCCATTAAACACATCGAACCCGTTTAAGACGGGTCAAACAACTTCATACGCAGCAAATGATGATGGTGCTTTAGAACGTGGGAACGGTGTTAGTTTTACAGCCTTATCTCATAATAACTATTTTGGGAATACTAACAGATTCACAGATGACTTAGGTGGTCAAACTTACACAAGTGGATGGGTTATTGATTGGGCTACGTGGAATCAGGTAACTGGTGATTTTATAATGTGGTACAAAACCGCACAAACTGGAGCTACTTGGGCGAATGCAATAGCTGGACAACCTTATAATGTTGGTGGATTCGCTGATTGTTATTTGCCAAATGCAACAGAGATTGGGCAACTTTATAACTTTGAGTTAGCATCTGCATTAAATTACGCACCGTTTAATTACACGGTTGCGGGTACGGCTAGTAATCTTTGGACAACAACAACAGTGCCAAGCGCAACAACAACAGCTATTGCTTTTCAAGGATTAGTTGTTGAAGCGGCTCGGGCAAAAACATTAGTCATTGCATTTTTTGTAATGCGTTACGGTAATATATCAGAATTATGATAAAAATAGAATCACACAACGTAGAGTTAGATGACTTCACTTATGAGGTTCATTCTACTTTAGATAATCCAAACGATGAAACTTTCACCGTTACAGTGGTTTTTGTTTCAGGAAGCACACGCATTGCAAACACAATACCAGCATCAGCATACATAAAAGGAACTTGGACAGATGAGGATGTTGAAAATGCAATTCAGAACTACATTAAAAGCATTGAAGTAAAATGACCCAACAAGAAATAATCCAGACTTTATGACACCAGATCAGGAAACACTTTTGAAGGATATACATCAATGCTTGATTGGAAACGAGTTGCACGGTCAAAAGGGCGTGCTGCATCGTTTGGAAACTTGCGAGGTTAAGATTGATGTGATTGAAAAAAAGAAGGCTGATAAATGGGATTGGTCAAAGATTTTCAAACTAGGAATTAAATTTGGTACTAAAGCCGGAGGAATGTAATTATGGAAAGAATCAAAGCAACGAAATCATTTTACCAGGATGAATTTATCTCTCAAGGTGGTGACTTTTCAAAGGTAGATGTAAAAATCATTCTGGTCGCTCAATGGCTCAGAGATCAATTAGGTAAACCAATTACCATTAATGACTGGGCAACTGGTGGCGCATATCGTTATTCTGGTTTGCGTCCTGAAGATTGTCCGATTGGCGCTAAGAAGTCAGCCCACAAAGAAGGTAAGGCAATTGATATTAAGGTCAAAGGAATGACAGCAAAGGAAGTATTTGAGTTTTGCCTTAAATATTCAGATGAACTTTATGCAATGGGAATACGTGAGATTGAAGATAACGCATTTACTCCAACATGGACGCACCTTGCAACACGTGGCAATCATTTAGCAATCAAAATAATTAAGCCATGAAACTAAGGCAATTCTTTACCGAAGCGAATGACCGTCTATCAATGATGCGCGGATTGTCGTTCTTACTTGTTGCAAGTGGAATTAGTATTGTAAGTGTTTGCGTATGGTTCAAATTAGACGGCGGTCATTACGGAATCGAATTGGCTGTGCTCGGAGTGATTGGAAAAGGTTATCAAAAAAAAATTGAAGATAAAAATGAAACAAAGACACCTTAATATTATTTTCGGCATAGGAATAATCGCTTGCCTGGTATTATCTTTGCGCCATGAAAAAACACCTACGCAAACTCAATCGATCAATTACGAGCTATTGCAACATAAGTTTGAAGAGATCAATACCCGCATTGAAGCACTGGACTCACAAAGCATAGTTCAAGACACCATTATAAATTCAATCAAATTCCAAATCGTAACAGATGAAAAAACTATTCGCAACGCTTCTAACTCTGATGTTGATTCAATCTTCAACGCTATGGTGTCAAGACAGCGTAAAAGTAGCTTACACTGATTTAAAAGAGATTCTGATACTTGCGGCTGCTGGTGAAAAAATAGATTCACTGGTGAGCGCATACGAACTTCAGATCGAAATTAAAGAGGGTAAAATTACTTTACGTGAAGATCAGTTACAAATAGCCGGTGAAACAATCCAAAAACAGTACGCATACATTCAAGACTTAGAAGCAAATCTAGCTGAATCGGAGCGCAAACGTGGACTGCTTAAAAAGATCGCAATAGGATTAGGTGTCGCAGTCATTAGCGAAACATTCATTCTGTTTCTGTTGAAATAAAAAGCCCTCCGATGTGGAAGGCGCGTTTAATTTCGTTTTCGTTTGTCATAATCTCTTTTTTAGTGATGCATTAAACATAAAATCCTGAATAAATTTATAGTCTCCTTTAACAATCCTACCGCCTTGCCATTCCCATTTTGGAACTCTGAAGCAGCCTGTGTTTTCT